GGCTTCTTCTCGTTTTTGCGGCTCTTTCAACCAGTGGCATTTGTAGGACTGAATCTGGTTAGGAAAAACCTCATTCAGTCGCGTTGCGTCATTGGCTAGTAATCGCAGGAACTGCATTTCTGAGATTCTTCCGTTGTAAAGAATTCGCTCACCATATTTTTCTTTTCTCTGCCACTCATAAAAAATGTAATCGCAGAATTCAGGCGAGTAACTTCCAACCCCATTGCAGATCGTGTCTGGATAGTTTGGATCTGTGAGAAGCCCGACTCTGCCGCGCCAATTTAGAATCTCGTCAATGTTGTCTCGAATGATCGTGTCCAGCCCAAGAACAAAACGTTGATTCTCTCCCAAGTCGGGCCTGAAGGTTTCCATCACACAACCCCAGCCCGATTCGTTTGTTTTTAATTGAACTTGGGCAACTTCTTCTTCAAATTCGTAAAATTCATCAACTAAACAAATCAGTCTGTATTTTTCTGTCGTATGCCTTGCGATCGCTTGCGCTAATTTGTCCACCCAGATTTCAGAATATCCTTGGGAAAACTTGGGTAATCCTTTTCCTTCCGGCTTGAAGAGAATGCAGACAATATCAATCATCCGGCTTAGTCTTCTTCGGCTTTCTTGCTGGCTTGCGCTTTACCAATTTTGGTTGACTCTCACTTGTTAACCCTACGCTTCGATCAACCAGAGGCTCTTTCTCTTCATAGGGAATCGCCTTGCCTAATCGCATGATTTCGCGAGCCGCTTCTACCGTTACAGAAACAATCTGTCCTGCTTTGACTACCTGCCCATCTGCTACTGTGCTTCTTAGAATTTGTACCTTCATCGAATCGCTCGCAGTAACTCGTTTAGTTCTGGATTAAAAGTCTTCACTCGTTTTGGATTTCTTAGTTTCTGAATGATTTCACCCCAGGCTGATTTTCTTGGGTTTCGCTTGCCTTTGAAGACTTGGTCGTTTTCCGGTCTGACGTACTGATGCCAGTAGTCGCGCCTTGTGTTTTCGTAGTTGTCAACGCCACATAACCAGATTTCTTTATAGCCCATGTAGTCGGCTGTCCAAAGTGCTTCTGGGCCGCTCAGTTGAACCCAAGGGCAAATGCCTGCGTATATATCGTTTTCTTTTAAATCCTTAAATTGCGGAGAAACAATCGGGCATGTAAGCCCAATCTCTTCTCTCAAAAACTGGATCATGCTTGGATCGTGGGCATAGGCCCAAGCCAAGTCTGGAAGAAGCGCAGCATGTTGGTTCACAGAAATCCAATGTGCTCTCTTCCAGTTTGAGCGACGAACGTCAGCAGGCGCAGAAGGTGAGCCGCAAATCAAAAGTGCAACTTCGCCTCTGCACCAATCCTTCAGTTCATCTAAATGAAACACTCAGACAGTCACATCCTGTGCTGCCGAGAAGCTTTCAGGTCGGGCAACAGCAACATCCATCATTTGATAGAAGTAGAGGTTGACCGTTGAGTTTCCGGCTGCTCCGTAGGGATCAACCAGAACATCCAGCGCACCAAAGAAGCCTAGATAAAGATCGGTGAAATTACCGAACAGCAAGGCATATGGCGCTGAACTTGGGGCTTGTGTTGTCTGGACAACCGGATAACCCAGCAATGAATCAGTGTCCATCATGATCATTCTGGAATCGGTTGAACTTGCCACCAGTGTCTGCATCAGCTTCCCAACCACTCGCGGATGAGTCACCCAGTAGAGGGAACCCAACAGTGCGTTGTCTGCTGCGACTTCACTCCAAATATCCACGCAGTTGCCATAAGTCAAAGCCGCATTTCCAGAGGTTCCAGCGGATTCAACGTCACCAATTCCGGTAGTGCCTAACACTCCGGTAGGTTCATTTGAACCGCCACCTTTGATTGCCACATTATCTAGTTTTGCCGCAAACAGGCGGATCATGTGATCGCGTAAGGTTTGCTCAATGTTGCCATTGAGTCCTTGGTGCAGAAGCTGTCGGCTAATCTGGATTTTGTTTGCTGCGGTTTTCGGACTCATGGTGATCTGCCCAAAATCCGGCTCACCATTGGCAACTGATCCAGTTTCAGTCTGGAAAGTGACACTCGCATTTGCTGAAAACTTGGGGATTTGAACATCACCCACCAAGCCTTCAAAGCGAGTTGCGCCAACCTGTCCCATAATGGAGGTTGAAATCAGCGCATCAATGAAACGGTCTGCCAGGAAATTGTCCGCTACCGCTTTATCTCCAAACCCAGAGCCGCTTGAACCTGTTACTCCGGTTAGCGTTCGAGATTGGAAGCCGTGATCTGGAATGTAGAAACCTCGCGGCTCTTTTCCGGTTCGGCTCGCGATTTCACGCGAAATCTCACGCTCAAATCCTGCATTGCTCCAGTCGTTATTTGCTGCGGCTTGGATTGCTCGAACCAAAGAGTAGTTTTGCTTCTCTTTCTTGGTCAGTTCCGGCTGCACAACATGAGGATTTGTCCTTACTTCATCACTCAGTTCTTCAGCGAATTGAAGATAGGGTTTGCCTTCTCGAATGGCTCGCTCTGCAAAGTCAGACTTACCAAAACCTTCAGCCAAAGAGCGGATTTTATTTTGTTCGTTCAGCATTTGCTGGCGAACTGATTTTTCATCAATAACTGGGACAGGTTCATTAGTTACCTGCACGTTTACGCCTTCCATTTCCATTTTTTCTTCCTTTTTTGTAGGTAAAATACTTCTTCCTACGCCCACACCCTTATCGGCTGGAACGCTGACGATTGAAATTTCCTGCGGATACCAAGAATTCACTCGAAAGATCCCTCTACCGTCGATTTCCTCTTCAGTAGGTGTCATTCCTTTGACTGAATAACCCACAGAAACATTTGAGCGAATGCCATCTACAACATCCGCAAAGACCTCTTCAGCCAGTGCGCTTCTTCCGAATCGTACTGTCGCCCGTGCTATTCCAGCCGTGCTATCAAGGTCTACCCTTTCGACGACGCCAATTTGCTGGCGCATGTCGTGATCCAACAAAAGCGGCATTCTGCCACTTCTCGCAAAACTCAAATCGATCTCGTCTTCGCTATGGCCTAAAACCTCATAGCCAAATTCCCTTTCAACTGGGGATTGTGAAGACCAAGCAAGACGGACTCGTCTATCATCCTTTTCTTTATCGTATGACCAGCCTCGTTCAACCTCTCCAGTTCGGAAGCTGAGAGGTTCAACTGTGCCTTTTCGTTCTTCTTCTGCCATTTCCATTTCTGGCTCTTCTGCGACTTCCTCGGCCTTGGCCTTCGCAAAGGCAACGATGTACTCGGTTTCTGTTTCTTCGACTTCCAAGACATGTCGAGTTGCTAAATCTTTTGCTTCCATACGTTCCCCTTCTTCGTTGTTGGCTTGCTCAACGATCTTGTTTGCCCAAGTCTGGCCTACGTCTCCACCCCAAAGAGCGTTCGCTATACGTCCGTTGCTTGGATACCCTTTCTCTCCTGGTCTATAACCTTCGGCTTTTTTATCGACTTCATGGCGAGCAAAGAAAGACTTCATTCTTTTGACGGTATCTAGCGAAAGGTTTTTTTCGTTGATAATGTCTCTCGCTCGCGCAACTCCAATCAGTGTTCCGCCTCGCCCAAACTCTTTCCGCCATGCCAAGCCCTTTTTTGCCTCTTCGATCATGCCTTGAGTTGGCTTATGTCCCTCACTCATCCGCTTGCTCTTGCTCGTTTTCTGCAATCTCGACTTGTGTCAAATCTAGGAAAAACGGTTGCTTTGGCCCTAATGGTTTAAAGTGTCCAACCTCAATTCCGTAACGTTCTGCCATTGCTACATCCTGCTGAATTTGGCTAAACACTTCTTCAGGATCTCGCCCATACTGAAGTTGAACGTCAGAGAGAGACATGAACCCAGACTGAACCGCTGCCGTGGCTGCGCTAATTTCTTTGGCAGGATCTACCCAGGCGAAACCTCGCCCTCTGAATTCAGCACTTGGGATGAACTTCGATTCTGCCTTTTCCATGCTCCAATCGAATGTCCCTCGTAGCACTTGAACTTTATGCCACTCGCGATAGATGGGTTTTGCTAGGTGCGTAATCAGAAACTTCTGAAGCATTCGATAATGATCACGCTCACTGATTGCGCCTTGTCGAATGCTCGAATAGTTCACGCCTGTTAGATCGTTGGAAAGTTCGGCATAGCTAATGCCCAAGCCGGAAGCAATTGAGCGTAAAACGGCAGAATGGAAATCAGGAAATGCGGTGGTTGGGTGTGTGGGGTCCCAAGCTGAAAAGCTCATTCCAGCCGGAAGCTGTTGAATTGAGCCTGGGCTTGCGTCCATCACAGGTTGATAATCGTCTAGAGTATCTTCGCCATCAAAACCGTCACCTTCAGGCGATTGCAAAAAGCCCATTTTGGCAGCGCCTAGCCTTGCGGCAACCACCTCGGCCTGAAGGTATCCTTGCAGTTGGTGCATGGATTCCATCACTGAAGCAAAAGCTGGAACCCCTCGCGTTTGCTGACTTCTTTCCGGTAAGTAAATGTGCAAAAGTTCTTCAGCCGGAATCCGAACACGCCTCATGCCGTGGT